ATATCTACAAGTTTAAGTCAGATAGATAGTTTCTGGAGTGAATTTAAGGAGGACTTAGTTGGAGCTCCTCAAGAGGGTAATTTACTGTGGTATATACAGCAAGTATTTGTTGACATTAAGGGATGGGTAGCTAAAAATAAAACGGTACTATTTTCTTTTGCAAATAGCATAAGCCATGTATTAGGAGGAGTGGGAAAGGTTATCTATTCCCTATTTACAGGAATGACAAGTTATGGGGCGAAAGCTATTGGCGGAATACAAAACGCTGCTGAACAATTTAAGGGTTGGGCTTTAAGGGCTGAAGGGCAATTAGGATTATGGGCTATAAAGATAAAAGATGTTTTTAAAGATGCTAGCAAACAGGGTTTAGGATTTTGGGCTACCATGGGAAAATTATGGACAGATGCATTTGGAGGAAAAACAGGAATGGTATCTAAATTTTGGCAGGGATTTAAGGACATAGGCAGTGATGTAATATCGTGGTTAGGGAAGAAGTTATCCGACATATTTGGGTATGAATTCCAAAAGGGAGTTTTATCGTTGATAACTAAAGAAGATGGGTCATTTAGATGGGGAACAGCAGGGATTGGAGAGTTCTTCTCAGCTAAGACTGCAGCTTATGAGAAGTTTCATTCTCTAGAAAATATAACATCTGCAGATATAGCGGGAGCTAAGTCTAGACTATTAAATCCTTCAATGAGACGTAAGATTATAGAAGATTCTCGAAATGTTAGTGTTGGAGAATATAAAAAATCTTATTACGACTTGTCAGATGCCGATAACACTCAATCCAATCGAGATTTACTAGCCTCTATGGGATACGTAGTTCAAAGAAGAGTCATCGGAGGTTTACAGTATAGTAAATTAGGTTTGACTGACAAAAAAGAAGCGAGGATACAAAATGAACTCGATAAGTTTTTGTCAACTTCTTCTCCCTCTTTTAAAGCTGGTAATTCTAAAGATGTGGAGGACTTAAGCTCTGCCGGAAACGAAAGGTTAAGAGCTACAGCCGCAGGTTTGGGAATGAACCTCGAACAACTACAGATAAATTCAACTTATAGACCAGGCACAGCTAATCATGGTTCTAGAGGAGCGTTTGACATACAAGCTACTCCTGAATTATTAGCTAAATTTAACATCCCTAAGGAATTAACTCAGGTGAATGCTACCAAGTGGCATCCAATAATAGATAAAGACGGATACAGACTTGCCTATGAATCACCAACAGAAGCTGGTGGAAGAGGGCACTTCCATGTAGATGGTGGTAAGAATCCTGATGGATCTTCAGACGACGTTTCCACCAGTATAAGAGATGTGTTTATCACTATAAATACTAAGGCTACTGAACCTAAAGAAGTAGGAAAGGTTGTGGTAGCTGCTGTCAGAAATATAGATGCACGAGGAGGCACGTTAAAATCTACTAGTAAAACATAAACCAAATGAAAGACACTAATCATGTGATGAGGGGTATGATGGTTAATTTAGACGCAGGTTTAATGCTTCCCTTTATGCTAAATCCTCAGCCTATAACACACACTAAAAGCGTTACCTGGGAAACTGAAGAAGTTCCAGGTCTCCCTGCTCCTATCCATTATTTTCAGTCTGGGGGAGTTAAGACAATAAGTTTCGATTTGTTCTTTGATGGGAGTGAGGCGGGAAGAAGTTCAGGACATTTTTCGGTAGTTGACCCCGTAGGAACTTTAGGTTCTGAATCTATAATAGAATCCTTTTTATACCCTCAAGCAGTGTCTGTAAAATCTAAAGAATTTTCAGTGAAGAGTTTAATACGACGCAAGAAGTTTGTGAGTCCTCCAGCTGTATATTTATTACTGGGATACAGATTCTGGAAAGGTTACTTATCTTCAGCTCCTATGGTAGAAACTAAATTTGACAAGAATTTATTTCCTACACAATTTACTACTTCTATAGAATTTGTAGTTGTAGAAGACGGTATAATAAATGAATTAAATACTGGTTCTAGAAATACTTTAGCTCTGTTAAAGAGTTCCCTAAATGCTATAGATCAATTGGTTAATTTACCCAATGCGAACGCTCTCCAAGGAGCGTTCGCATTTTCAATACCCTTATTATAATGAGCTTCCCAACTAAAAAATTAGCGTTATCTGGAGAAGAGGTGTCAGTACCTCACATAAGAACCAGAGTTTTATATTCTGAGGGAACTCAATACACTTTGATAGATGAAGATTTATTGAGAGATAAAGGAAATGTGTTAGCTTACTTAGCTGGAAAATTTTACGGTGACCCTGCCCTTTATTACATAATACAAGAGAATAACCCTCCGATACATGATTCTTTTTTACAGGAGGGATTTGTTATATTCCTGCCTAATTTAAATTCTAACTAGGGTAATATGGCTAAAAAATTATTAATTGGAGATCACAGACTACAAGGTTATGAGTGTTTTAGAGATATTTACTTCTCCATAAACAAAGGACAGGTTTCTAGGAGATATGCAGGACAATCTATTGACAGCATGTTTAATAAGTCTATTTATAGTCCTTCTGAAAATGATACAGCGGTAGAATTAGAGTCCACAGAAAAAATGAAGTCTGATGGTTATTTCTTTATCCCTCCTAGGCTTATATGTGGAGATATAGTAGTATCCCAAGATTTTAATTTAGTAGATGAATTCTCCATAACTATAATAGCCAATTTCCTGGAAGTACGAAATTTAGTAATAGAAAGAGCAGATGGAGAGGGAGAGCAATTACTTAGTTTTTCTAATAACAGTATACCCTATTACCCCCTAATGGACACTATTCTCTTGGGAAATCTATTTGTAAAGGGGAGAATGGGATATATCCAGAATCCAGAGCAGTCTATAACCTTGGAAGGAATGTGTGTCGGGATGACTCCCTCCTTCAGAGCAGACGGAATACCTACAGTTACTTACAAATTTAGAGATGTCGGATGGGATATGACCAGAGTAAATTTATCTGCTACTTATCCTAATTTAGGTAAGGATTTAGATTTAACAGATATAAATAGTATAATTAATGCCATAGCTAGAAGTTAATGGGTAAATACGAGTTTAATAGAGATTTAGGTAAATGGGAGGAAGTAGTTACTCCTACGGAGAAAGTTGATCCTCCCAAGAAAATAATTCCTATTACTAATTTTGGAGTCCAGAAGTCCTTTTCAATAAACTATGTTGCACTGGAGGCTGAATTTTCAAGAAGCTCCAAATCCCGTATAGATACTTTTGACCCTGGAGATAGAAGTTGGAGTGTTGTGAGAAATCCATTAGCTACCATGTCTTTAAGTTTTATTATAACTAAGATTATACTAGGCTATGGTAGGGATAAATTTGAAATAAAGGGACTTCCCGACGAATGGAGTAAGATACTCTACACTATTGGAAAACCCTTAACACAGGATGGGTCTGACTGGGCATTTATTGGAAAAGTGTGTAGAGATCTAGGGTATATGATACGAAGAGAAGACCATGGAAGAGTATTTAGCATAATAAAGACCTCAGATGGTAATAACACTCAACCTAACTATTCTATTGGGCTAAACGGAGAAGGAGGGGACATATTTGATTTAAATTTCCTAGACCGAAAGGGCAACGAAAATCCCACATTCTTAATCTTAGGAGATTTTTCAATAGAAGTAAGTTCCGATACAGGATTTGTTCCTCAGGTAAAACAATTTTTAGATGACACCGGAATTTCTAAAGTAGTTATCAAAGTTCCAGATGGACTCAGTGCTTTTTTAAGAGCTAAGCATGTGCTGATGGAAGGAAAATTGGAGGAGGACTATTTGGCGAATAAGGAAGGGACATTACAGGGAGAAGAGAAAGCCCTTTTTGACAGAATAGACAAAACTAATGCCTCTTTAGAAGATTGGTTGCATTATTACCACGTAGAAATTCCTGAATATAATTCAAATAATCCTAATGATCAGGGGTACTCTATTCACCCTTATGAGGGATGGTCGTGTTCTTTTACTACTCTGGGAAACATGTGGGCTACTCCAGGGGAGTGGTTAACGATACAAGGTACTTCTAGCAATTTGTATTTCCCCTTTCAAATAAAGTCGGTAACTCACACATTTGGGCATACCTGGAAGACAGCTTATGAAATGATTAGATAAGTTAAATATGTAACTTTTATTTTAAACTAGTCTCCGTGATACGACTAACCAAAATTATAACTGACACAAAATACTGGGAAATCCAAGATCCTAAGAAGATGGGATTTATTCCAGTGTATTTCAGAAATGAAGTCAGATGGGCTAGACCTGTTTTGAATACTCATGAAATACGGATACCTACAAAGGAATGGATTTCTAAGTATGGAGACAGTTTGGGCATATATGTTCAGGAATCAATTATAGAAGGAATAAGTACTCTATGGTGGCTAGGATTTTGTCTATTCGAAAATAATTCTCTTAATGCGGAATTTGATGACGAATACCCGTACTTAAAGATTCTCCATTTTGATGAAAGTTGGATAGAGTTATGTTCTAGTAAAGAAAACAAGAGACGATGGGAAATAAAGTCTCTGGAAACAGATTACAGTTCTCTTAAGATAGATTCTTCTAACAAGATTTTTTCTTTAAATAACAGAACTATCAATGGAATACATTTTTCTAAAGACGAAACAATTATTCTAGAGGATAAATTGTTGTCTTTGGGTGCATTTGGTTCAACAGAACCTGCAGTGCTTGGAAACGTCTTAAAAACGTGGTTAGAACAGCTGGTAGATGCCTTAGTTGCGACAACTCACACAACTACAGTTCCGGGATTGCCAACAAGCCCTCCTGTGAATGCTGCCAGTTTTGTAGCATTAAAAGCACAGATACCAACTATATTAAGTTCACTGATAAAATTAAGTAAATGAAAATATTAATATATCAAACAGATTAATTTATTAAATAGAATGAAATACGATATAACTTCAGCAGTAGGAATTGTTTTAAATTCAAAAAGTCAAGTTCTATTAGGTAGATGCCTAACGGATGACGATCGAAATGGAAAACTATGTTTTCCCGGAGGAGGAGTAGAGGAGGGTGAAGACATATTTTCTGCAGCTATCCGTGAAATTAAAGAGGAGACTAATGTAGTTCCCCTGATAGTTAATACTGCATTTACAGTTCATAGTAGTAAGCCATTTGTAGCTTACGTTGTGCTAACAGATACTGAAACCAACACTCCTACATTCAATGACGAATATGTCAGAGGGGGTGATTCAGGGTGGTTTGATTTAGACACCCTGCCTTATTCAGATGTCTTCAACTTAAATCTAGATATTTTAACAATGTTGAATCTTATTCCTAGGCGAGAAATAACTTATGTTAAAGATAATATAGAGTCTGATTCAGATATAGAGGGAATTGTAGAAAGTATACTTTATGGAAGAAAGAAGCGAGATAACTGAATTAGTTGAATCAGGAAAGACTTTATCTGAGATACATATACTTATTCCTGCTGAGAGAGATACAATAGATTTCTATCTAAGAAAGAAACTCTTACAAGAATTCTGTAATGAAAAATTTATTTTACCTAAGAATTTGGTGTTAAAAAATGATTATTTAGAGGTGGAGTGTATAACAAATAAAGATATAAAATGCTTAGTGGGACATTTTTGGGGAGTTTCTCTATTGTCTGTATCCTATGAGGGGGTAAGTAAGTTATTTTCAACTAAGGATAGGGGATTAAATTGGAAAGTACTATAATTATGAAAGATATAAGACGGTTAATCGAATCAGAAGACATTTCATCTAAGGATATATGTGACAGAAGTCCTGTTACAGAAGGAATAGGTATAACCCCTGGAAATAATGTTAAATTTATAAAGGGTAAGTATAAGGGGGAAACAGGGTATATAGCTTCTGTAGTAACTTCCTACATAGTAAAATTAGATAACAAGCGAGAGGTAGAAGCATCTTTAGGAGACTTCTTTGTGACAGACTAATATGAGGATAACACAATTTCCAATTCAATTTACAGACCAGGGGTCTATAAAACTTTCTTCGGACAAGGGGGCAGAGTTAGATTTATTATTATTGTCACCTCCCAATAGTAGGACATTTTTAAAAGACTATGGTCTTGAAATGTCCTATTTACAACAGGCTTCAGTAGATCCTAAGACTTATATTCCAGTATTTAGTTTAGAGTTGCGAGAGAAGTTAAAGAGATTTACTCGTAATGTTGCCTTAGTTAGAGCTAAGATATTTAAATTACCGGAGAAGCCGAGAGTTCTTTACATAGAAATATTCTGGCAAGAGGAATTATCTGAAAAGAGTAAGACATTTGAATTAAACACAAAGTAGTATGGCTAACGTAGACAAATCAAAATTAGTAGACATAATAAATATAGATTACGCCACTTTATTAGCAGGAGCACTGAGCATAAAGGATAAGTATGCGTCTTTAGTAGACTGGGATATGTCTAATCCGAATGATCCACTAGGAGTTATTTTGGAAGCATACTTGCGGTCTATCGAGAAGGATGCTAATTATGCTAACTTGATTGCACAAGAATTTAGCTTAGCTACAGCATTATCTAAGGATTCAATATTTGAAAAGGCATTTTTAGCAGGGTATAATGTAACATTGCGTTCCGCAGCCACCTGTTTAATGAATTTGACAGTAGCTGCAGGTTCAGCAGGCACTATTTCTCCTTTTGAATTGGTTATAAAGGGGGTAAATTCAGCAGGGTCATCTATTTATTTTGAAAATAGTCAGCCGATTGTTATCCCTCCGGCAAGTTCTGAAACTGTCCTAGCGGATGTGCTATTTACTGAAGGAAGAACGTACGAGAAGGTAGTAAATGCCTCTGGAGTTCCCTTTGAAAGTATCACAATACAAGATTCAGTTATTGATGGTACAGTGGTATTAAGAGTAAATGGAGTAGCTTGGAGTGAAGTATTCAGTATAAACAGTAATACCCTACCTACAGATAGTGTTTTTGAATTGCGTCACTTAGGAAGAAACACTTATCAAGTGATGGGGGGAGATGGTAAAAATGGAGCACTGTTCCCTACAGATTCTATAATTTCTGTTAAGTATAGGATAGGGCAAGGAAGTGAAGGAAATTTGTATACTTATTTTATAAATACAGTATTTAAGACTCCTTTTGTGAGAGTAATTGGAGTTTCCAACAGAAATTCTTCTGATACAGCATCTGGCGGACAGGACATGGAAGATTTAGAGAAAGTTAGAGCGTTAGCTCCGAAACTATCTAAGATAAATGGCACCTTAGGAAATAGATGGGATGTGGATTTGTATTTGAATTCCTATCCCGGAGTTGGATTAGGGAAATCGAAAGAGGTGGGGATGGATTACTTTTATGCTTATATAGCTAACGAGATAGGAGAACCCTCTGCTGCCTTTATTTTGCAATTAGAGGAGGATATAAGACCTCGATTAATAATGGGAGCGTCTATTAAGGTGGCCACAGCTACTAGAGTTTCAGTAGCTTTATCTTTAGAAATAATTTATGATTTATCTTACGAGAGGAGTATGCTGGAAACCAGCATACAGCTGGCTATAACGAATTTCTTGAATCCTTTTGCTTATTCTACCACTCGGGAAAAGAAAATAAGTTTTGGTACTGACCTGCTTATTTCAGATATATACGAAGAAGTGACTGCTATTCCGGGGGTTATAGCTATATCCATATTAGACCCAGTTCCGGCTACAAATACTATTTTAGTGAGAGTTTTGGATACCCATATATTAACTCATATAGGAAGTTCTATATCACTAACCATGGTTCCCAGTTCTGAATCTCAATCCATACGAATAGACAAGAGAGAAAAGTACTTTTTCAGTAACCCTAAATATAGATAGATGGCTAATAAACCTGGAGACAGCATACTAGCAGCTATACAAGAGCAAAGTGATATAGCTAAGGACATAGTAGCGTGGTTTGATGAAATATACGGAATATATGTGCAGGGAGAAATAAACAATCATCTCTACCAAATGATTTCTTTTGAAAGATGCCCTGATGAGTATCTAGATTACTTTATGTACGAAAAGGGATTTAGTACCCACAAGTCTATGACTCCTAATTCAAAGAGGGATGTCTTGAGAAACTGGAAATTTATACACGAAAATAGATTATCTCAAAGAGGCTTGGAAATGTATTTAAAGAGTATTTTTCAGGTTGATTTGGTAACTTCCGGATGGCAACACGTAAGTTGGAAGAAGAGATTTATCCAAACTCAAAATTCTATTTATGGATTTCCCAATGCCGAGTCGTTATCTTTAGCATTTCAGGAGGGAGATACCATGACGTATTTATATTCCCCAGACTTTGTTGAATCTGACAGATTAGATATTCAACTTTCTGCCCATAATGCTTACACGGATTCTCTACTAGACTATGCTTTTGAGATATGTCGTTATGAACTAGCTAAAACTTGTAGTTATAAAAATTTATTAATAAACATCGTAGATGAACATTACAATCTAATGAAAACCCAAACAATATAATCTTATATATTATGCCAAATTATTATGTAGATAAAAGATACGGACTATCTAGCCGAAGAACTCATTTAGAGATTTTGCCAGTACCTGATGTATTTTTAGCCAGCGATTTTAATACAAACACGGAATTATTTCTAGAATTTATGGATTCTTTTTTTAAGGATACATTCGGTGTGGTGGTAAAATCCGGATACGAAGTTTCTTTATTGGGAAATGACGTTATCATAACTTCGGGAGTTCTCTGGTGGGGCAAGTATATGATGGATACTCCTGCTAATACGCAATTAGTAAATGCAAGAAGTTTTGGAACAACCCAATACGTGTATTTGAAAATTACCAATACTAGGTATACTATCGCAGATGACCTAGTTTCAGAAAGTGTTATACAGAATGTGTTTATACGGCATAACATAGGAGGAATGGATTTGAGTAGACCTAATCAATACATCTATGAGGGAGTCTTGGGAGTTTATAATTCTCTGCAACCAGATAGTGTGGGTAATTTACCAGATGCTCCGGATATCCAGTATATAAAATTGGCTACTATAGAATCGGATGAATCTATTACCACACACGTTAGACTTTTTGGAACAGCTTTAAGCACTCTGGATTTAGACTATGTAAATCTTCCGTTGCAGGTGTCAAACAATATTTCGTTGTTAGCTACTTTGGTAGCAGCTGATACTGTAAATGCTAAAATTAATACCAACAATTCATTTTCGGGTTTAAATTCTCATAATCCTACTGCTGCTACTTACAATTCTGGGATAAAGCAGATAATTTTAGGTAGTACTAACCTAAACAATTTGATAATTTCTGGAGCACTGGTAGTTGAGACCTTAAGTTTTCAAGATGTGGGAACTACTATAAAGATCAAATTACTCGGTTCTGGAAGTGTCTTATTTAAGAATAGTGCAAATCTATTATGTCCTGGAGGAGTTGATTTGTTAGTAGCTTTTGATAATTGGGTAGAGTTTACTACCCGAGTTTCGGGAGTATGGGAACTAACATCAAATTCAACTTCTAATACAGACATATTAAATTCTCAGATAGCGATACCCGTAGGAAGTGTTATAGCCTACGAGGGAGTCATGTCCGAATTTGATGGAACAGGGTTAGGGTTCGCAGGTAAGGCAGGGTGGGCTATTTGTAATGGTCAGAATTCTACCAATGACATGCGAGGAAAGTACCTAGTGGGATTTAAGTCAGGGGATCCGGATTTTGGGACTATGGCGGCAATAGGAGGATCAAAGACAGTGACTTTAGGGGTAGGGGAATTACCCTCTCACTCCCATACCGCAACAGCTTCTAATGGGGGTACTCATACTCACACAGCTAGTGAAACAGCGGCAGGAGGCTATGCTGGATTTAATGTCTCTTCAGACTTTGCTGGATTGCACAATCACTCCACGAATTCTACGCAAGGTATGGCGAAAGTTACGGGTTTGGATACTACAGCCTCTCCTTTTGACAGCACTCCTCTAGAAATGGATATAAAGCATACTTATGCCCTGCCCTCTGATGGTAGCCACCAGCATGTTATTGCTATTCCGTCTAAGGATGACCATATTCATACCATAACAGTAGTAGCAGATTCAGTTGGCCATACGCATCCAATAGCAGTTTCTTCGGAAGGATTGGGAAATGCATTTAGCGTATTAAATCCCTTTTATGTAATTTCTTGGATAAAGAGAATATATTAAGTAGTAAATGCTTATGTTAGACTTTTTAAAATTTTACCTGAAGGATGTATCTGAATTTAATGATTCAGTACCTAGTAAAGTATCAGTAGGACTTTCTCCTCTAAATAGGGTGTCTTTTGTTTTTGATTTAAGTGAAAATCCTGCACTACATGAGGGACTTTACAATTCTTTAAGAAAGGAGAAGTATCCTGTGGTATGGTTTCAGCGTAGTCTAAGGGAACAGTTATTTGATATAGATCGATTTAAGGAAGAATTTCGTCAGTTTTGTGTGATTAGTATCCTATCGGATTCTCCGGAAGCTGGCAGATCCTTATTTTTAAAATTTGATATACCTACGGAGAGAATAGAATTTTTATATTTTAACTTAGCCTCTGTTAATAAAGTTTTATCGGGAAAAGATTTTACTTCAAAAGAATTTTTAGAGTCTCAATCTTCTTTACTAAGTCTAGAAACAACCCTTTTTAGGGGAGTTTAACTTACTTAGAAAGCCTATGTCATTATTTAAATCTAATCCAGCTTCAGGAATTGATGAAGTTATGGTGAGATCCCTGAAAGATTTAAAATCTACAGGACAAATATCTATTAATAGTAGGACAGAGTCTACCATTAAAGAAATTATCAGTTACACAATCAGTTCAGATAATCCTTTAGATAGGATACTTCGTAATCCTGCTCGAAAAAATAATCTAGTAGCTCAGATAGCTGAGACTGTGTGGGTTATTTCTGGAAGCCGAGACCTCACTTATTTATCTCCATTTTTACCTAGAGCTATTAATTATTCTGATGACCAGATATCCTGGAGAGCAGGATATGGTAGAATCTCTTATTTAGAAGTGAATCCTCCTAAGGATTTTTTAGTAACGAGGAGTGAGGGAGAAGATTTTTTACTATTTCCGAAAGTATATTCTAGAAAATTCAAAGTAAATCAGGTAAAGAATGTAATAGATATTCTCACTCAAGATCCTTCTAGTAGACAAGCTTACATAGTTATACCCATAGCGGGAGATAACTTAGTTACAAATGAGACTTTGGATACTCCTTGCACATTAAGTGTGCAATTTTTGATACGCAATAACAAATTACATTGTATTACAAATATGCGAAGTAACGATGTCATATTTGGGTTGACAGGGATAAATTACTTTGAATGGACATTCCTGCAAGAATTAGTAGCTAGTATTCTCTGTGTAGAAGTGGGAACGTATTTTCACAATGCGGGTTCTCTCCATATTTATGAGAGACATTTTGATGTGATGGACAAGATTTTATTCGAAGAAGAGTCTCCTAATAAATTCGATATAAACAAGCACATCCCTGTTAATGAAACTTCATGGAAGAATTTGGATAGTAACCTTTCGGCTTATATTGAATTATTTAATAGAATACTCAATCCTCTTACAGGGAGGTTAAAAGAATCTCTATCCGAATTTGCTCTTACACGGAGCATGAATTCTTATTTGGTTATCCCTCTTTTACAGTTAGCATTTTTAAAAAATAAATTAGCTGCCTCCGAAATTATGGAGATTTTATCCCCCGAAGTAATCAGAAAGGATTCTCATTTGTGGGAGGGGCTGCTGAAGTCCGACAAATTTTTCATAGGAGGATTTTTAAATAAACAAAAATAAATAAATAACAAGTTATGGCAGAATTGACAAGTATTGAGCAGGAATTACAGGATTTGGTGAGACCTATAAACAAGCAGGTTTTAAACAAAGATGTAGAAACATTTTATGGACAGGATTCAGGTAATTCGACAAATTCGGATATCCCTGAAATACGAATGAAAGTTGAGGGGGAGTATGTATTCTTCGTATGCCCACCTACCGTTGATTTTACTCCAGAGACTCCTTACGGAGGACGAATAGGACTTGTGGTTAAGACCCACTGGAATCTACCTAAAAAGGATGGAAAGACAAATGGAGTTATCCTGGACGCTGAAGGGTCATTTCCGTGGCTAGGAGTTCAGAATCCTCTGAAAAGAGTAATAGAAAAATGGGAGGCTAAAGGTTTTGCAGACAACGTAAAGGAGAATGTATCCTCTGAGTCTGCATACTTTAATGTATTGCTAGTAGACTCTCCTGACCCAGACCATGCTAAATATCTGCAGACTGTAGAGAACGGAAAATTAGTAAATAAAGTGACGGTGTCCATATTGGAGAGTAACGTAGTAACTTTAAAATTCTTGCAGGAGCAGATAAATAACAAGTTTGCTAAATTTGATTTAACTCATCCGCTAAAAGGTTCTTTGGTTTCGATAAAGAAAGTAAAAAAAGCTATTTCGGGAGGAACTAGGGTGGGATATGAAAGAAGTATTGTCCCCCATTCTCCAATGTGGTATGAGGGGTTACCTCACAGTGAACAAGTAGCTGCTATAAAAGAAGCTATAGCGGGAAGTCATAATTTATTTGAACAGTATAGACCCAATAAGTACTATGAGTCAAATATACGAGAGTATGCTGAAACTTTAGATGCAATATTGGAGAATCAATTTAAGTACGTGGAAAGCTCTAATTCATTGTCTAGAGAGAGAGCAGCGGAGTTTAATACTATGCCTAAACAGCCTGTAGTTCAGCCTCAGCCTATAGTTCCTCAAGCACCTGCTCCTACACAAGCTCCAATTCCTGCTCCTACACAAGCTCCAATTCCTGCACCACAACCTTTACAGCCTGGGGCAGCTCAGCCGTTTATCCCAGAAAATTCGGGTAACAACGGAATACCCCCATTACCTTTTGGGTTTTAATTATGGAAAAAATAAATTTTAAGAAATTAGATATACCCGGAGCCAGAGTAGCATCTGACCCCGAGGGAATAGAGTATTTGAGTTCTGACCCTATACCCTCAAGATTAGACCCTTTAGATTTAATTTTAGGGGGTGGGTTTTTGCCTGGAAGAGTATATTTACTTTCTGGAGAGAAGTCTTCTGGCAAGTCTACTCTGCTCAACCAATCTATGATAGGTATACAAGAAATAGGAGGGCTGTGCGCTCACGCTGAGTCAGAAAATACTTTAGATTTAGAAAGAGCAAAAGCTCTAGGTACTGATTTGGGGGCATTAGTTATTTCTAGTGAATCAATACAGACTTTAGAGGGCGGATTTGAATGGCTAAAAGATACTATGCTGGCTATAAAAAAGGCATACCCTACCATCCCCGTGATGTTAAGTTGGGACACTTTCCAGAGTACAATAACTAAAGCTCAAATGGCCAGCACCATCACTGGAAAGGGAGGAATAGATGACTTACGTAAGGAGATGGATCCCTTTGCAGGAGGACAACAGGAGGAAGCTAGAGTTATAAAGACCAAGCTTAAGGAGTTAGTTCACTTACTAAATAGAAATCAAGCATTTTTAGTCCTACTGTCTCAAGTCTATGACAATAGAGAAATGTTTGGTTCTGATAAATTAGTTACTTCTGGAGGACATGGTTTACATCATCAAGTTTCTGCTCATATCAGGGTAGTCCAGAAGAGTAAAATATACGACCCATCTTACGAGAAGATGGTAATTGGTAATGTAGTTAATATATCTACTGTTAAGAACAAACAAGCTCCCCCGTATTTGAATTTTGATATACCCTTATTTTATTCAACAGGTTTCAGTGCGGGTAAAGCTGTTCATGACTATTGTATTCAGAATAGACTAATCGGAGGGGGAAGTTGGACTACAATAGTAGCTCCCTTTGGAGATAAGTCTTTCCCTAAAATTCAGCTCAGGTCTTTATTTGGCACTTATTATAAGGGTATGGAAAATTATGGAATTTATCATTGGATGGTAATTTTGATATATAGATTCCTAGCGGAGATGTTTCCCTCATTGACTGAACGCTATTTAAGACTAGCACAGGAGCGAGAAGATTTAATTAGAGGACTCCTTGAAGAGGGGAAGATGACTCTGAAACCTTAATACTACGGGTTTATGATTGAAGAGGGATTTTTCAAGTTTATTCAAGAAAGACACAACATTTGGCATGAGAGGTTTATTTTAAAAAATAAACCTCCCTGGACTGAAGATCCTATTCTAGGGACTACTAAATACACAAATGTTTATAGGGAATTAGATAGAAACACAGTGTGGTTTATAATCAACGTAGCTCGCAATTCTAATATGGATTACCCTATTAAGGTACTAAATACTTTAGTATTTTCTGTTTTAAACAACATAAATACAGTAAATCTAGCAGGAGGGATGCCCTTAGACATTGAAGAGTACCCTCAATTTTTGGAGGATTTGATAAGAGTTGAGAGGGATAACAGGAAACTAGGTACAACCGTGATGACTAATGCTTACTTTGTTTACCCTGTAGTACACGGAATGCCTAAGCTTCAGGGATACGTAACAACAGTATTTTATGAATTTCTGAAGACCTTAGAGGATACCTTAACAGTTTTAGATGAAGGAGATCCGTTAAAGCTAGTCAACCATCTCCTAAATTATAAGGGGGTAGGTAATTTTGTAGCTTACGAGATATATTGCAATTTAGTACATTTAGGGATTACTGGATTTACCTTTGACTCCTACGTTAATGTAGGTCCAGGAGCAGTAGAGGGATTAAAGCGGATTTACGGTAATACCTTGATAGGAGATTCTTCACGTAAAGAAGCCCTGTACAATTTAACTTTAAAATTCCCTAAGTTCATAGAATCCTCGGGATTACCCTTTTGGTATCTATCTCCTGATAAAAGTGTCCATCTCAGATTTATAGAACACTCTTTGTGTGAGTATCATAAGTACTGTACTCAGAGTGAGAGAGATAAGAATTATGGTAGGGCAAAGTACTTTCCTAAAGAACACCATAAAGATTACTTAACGGATTATTACGACTCTCTAACACTGTTTAGCCATGCGACCTTATAAAATATTGATATTTGATGGAGATCACCTTATGCACAGGTGCCTACATATAGCATCCTTAAGGAAATTATCATTTACTGTAAATGGAGTAAAGACCCCTACCGGAATAGTAAAAGGAGTTCTGTCTTCCCTAGGAAGTATTATTGTAGACCAAGAGCCTGACTTAGTCTTTTTTTGTATGACGGGAGGGGCTTGCAACTTCCGGAAGGAAATATATTCTGGGTATAAGAAGAAGGACAAGTCTTATTTAGACGATTTTTGCACTCCTGAAAAGGGAGAAGAGTTCTCCAAGAAAGAGTTATTAGAAACCCAAGATTCTATATTAAGAGAGATTCTACCCGATTTAGGAATCCGAATAGGTTCAGCTCCAGGATTTGAAGCTGATGATATTGGTATGTATTTATCTGTCTTATACAATTCTGTAAATAGTGGTTATCAAACTATCTTAATAACTGACGACTGGGATTGGGCTCAATCGGTAGAGTACGGAGCACATCTGTATAGACCAAATGCTTATTCTAAAGGCAAAGCACCCCAGTATATAACTCCTGAGAACTTTGAGGGAATAACAGGTGTAAACAAGAAATTATTTATATTTGAGAAAGCCCTATTAGGAGATACCTCAGATAAAATTCCTAGCGTGGTTAAGGGAATGGGAGAAGCAACCTGCCGCAAACTTATAACTGGAATTTCTAAGATTCCCGGTCTTCCTATAAATGTGGATAGCATAGTAGATAATTCTCAGGGTCTTATTTCTGACAAACTTTATAAATTACTTGTGTCTAACCGAGAGAATTTTAGGAGAAATATGAACCTAATGGCGTTAAATTCTTCTGTCTTGAAGAATCTTAGACCCCATTTAGATCTTTGCATGAGTAAGGAGCACTCCTTTGATTACAACAAAGCGTTGGGTCACTCTAGAAAATATGGCTTAGAGTCAGTAACGGACTTGCTAGTTAGTCCAGCATTAACAAGATTAAAATGAAAGAGTACAGGTATTTGATTAACGTAAAGGGGATATCCGCATCAGGAAAATCTACCAGATTATTTATGCTATTAGACTTCTTAAAGAATCAAGGGTATACCTTTGAGGATTTTATGTACAAAAGCACTAATGGAAAGGTAGAACCTCACGGATTATTCATAAAAGAGTTAAATCTCATTATCCTAGGGAAGTACTACGTGAAGCATGAAGTATTTAGATTCCAAGGCTTTGATTCAGTATCTGGTAGACAGGCTACTGCTAAATTATGGAGTGACTTCATAGAAGATGTTTTAAAAAACCATAATTTAATAATAGAGGGAGCTGGCATTACAGGTTCTTTTAGATTCAGACCTGCCTATCTTAAAGCTCGCAGTCCTCAATTAGATTTAGTAGCCAACTATTATTACAACTACGAAGAAGAAGACAAGCCAGAATATTTAGCCAGAGTTAAATACAGAAGTGGTAAAGAACCTGCTAAGGATTCTATGTGGCTTGGACGTTCTGGCATGGTTAGAGATTTCGAGATGTCCCTAGATGAGGAGAAGGAATTAGGAGATTCAATGCGATGTGCTCTATCCTACAATTCTTACAGTGTTCCCTTGTCTCATTTAGGAGAGAAGTTCTTTGAGGATATTTACAACAGTCCAGATAGTAAGAAAACATTTGTTGAGTTCTGCGAAAGAAGCGACTACATAAACATAAATAAGTATTCCGGAAAAGCTATAGAGGACAAGTCCGAAGGTATTTACACCGAAGTTATTAAGACTACTAAGCCTAAAACGGTTGCAGTAAAGACTCCTGAGGTAGCCCTTTTAGATAAGAGCTTAATGTACTCTGTATTTCCGGATACATCAACTATGGACAGAAATTCTATTCACTGGGAAGAGCACCTTTATAACCTAACTCCTGTCCAACAGGTAGGAGAAATGTATTTTAAGAGAGAAGATACTTTTGCCCCTTTAGGATACGGGGGAATAAATGGTTCTAAGTTAAGACAATGTATTTGGATGGTAAGTCAGTTCAAACCTATACCTGAATCTAAGTTAATATCCGGAGCTAGCTTAAAGTCACCCCAATTGCCTATGGGTACTTGCGTAGCTAAGCACTACGGAATGGGGAGCATTCATATTGTAGGAGCCACTAATCCAAAAAGTTCTTTTGATAGAGATATGGTAAAGATGGCTACGTGGTTTGGGTCTGAATTCCAGTACGAACCTGTGGGATACAATCCCTATCTTCAGAAGAAGGCAAAAGATTTATTAGAAGAGCGAGGGAATATAGATTACTACCTAAATTATGGAATAACTCCACCTAAGGATGCTTCAGACGACTATGTTCATGGATTTCACGCAACAGGGGCTTTCCAGGTTCAGAACATACCAGTTTTTATAGAGAACATAATTATACCTGCAGGGAGTACTAATTCTACTATCTCTATTCTTTATGGTTTAACAAAATTCATAAGTAGATTTCCTAACCTAAAGAATGTGTATTTGATAGGGATAGGTCCAAATAAGATGAAGCTTATTGAAGAGAGGCTGAATATAATTCGAAAGGTATCTGGAGTTAATACTAAGAACTTCTTAAAAACTTTTGATAGTCCTAGTTTAACGTCTGACTCTGAAGTTAACTGTTTCAATTTAAATTATGTAAACATATTTGAAGAGGGCTATACCGATTACCAGCAGGAGATGCCGTTTACGTATAATGGGTTAGAATTTCATCCCACTTATGAAGGTAAAGTAATGTCGTACCTAACAGAGAAAATGCCATCGTTGATAAGCGACACTAGTATGCTTTGGATTATAGGGTCTAAGCCCAGAATGTCTAGTATGAATCATTTAACGCCTGCACTTGGAGATTATCCGACACAAGTAAATGTTTACAGAGACAATTCTGTTAAGAGAAAACTTAAGGATATTGCAGAGGTCAAGACAGAGTCTGTAGCAAATTCTAGGGGAACTACATCTACGGAATGCCCAGATAATAGCACTTTGGGTAGTTTTGTCCAAAACACTCTCAGAACTCCTCTAATTACCCCAGAGGATAAAAATGAGGAATTCGTTTTAACTAAGGAATTGTTCATTGGGGAGACAGGTATACCAGAGGGCAGAGCTGCAATTGAAGTAAGTAATCTAAAGGTTGGAGATGATTTTAGAGAACCTAAGTTTAGGCGAGAGGTATTTCTAAAATTCTATGAATTCCACCTACAGTATAAATCCCATCCCGGAGCAGTGTATTATGTGTTCCAACACTTATGGGATAAGTATAAATTTACTGAAGAGCAGAAATTATGGTTTTGTTTTATAAATGGATGTACCCAAAATCCTTGCACTACGTGGGTTATATTTAACAGGTTTCCAAACTTGTACGCTATTACTTTCGAAGACTTTGAGAGTTGGCATAGAGCAAATTGGAAACGCCTACAATATGATATAGACAGAAGATATCAAAAGGGTCACATGGTTGAAATGTGGCAGGATTATATGAAGAATCTTAACGGTAAGACTCAGGTGGAGTTCTTTTCAGAGGGATTCGGAACTGACCAGATGTCTAATTTCAATATTCTATGGGATAAAGTTATAAATGGGTTTAAGTGGTATGGCAGATTATCTACTTATTCTTACTTAGAATATCTAAGAATAGCAGGAGTAAATATAAATTGTCCTAGCCTGATGCTATACGAGAAAGACGGAACAGTATCTCCTAGAAATGGGTTATGTAAAGTCTTAGGAAGAGATGATTTAGACTGGCATAAGGGAAATCCTGACTTTAAGGGGTACGGAAGAGTAGTGATGGAATGGCTGGAGAAGGAATCTCACATATTACTTTCAGAAGCCCAATTGAGATTTCACGATAGAACTTTCAGCAAGGATGTAAATTTCTTCACATTGGAGAGCACCCTATGCTGTTATAAGTCGTGGTTTAGAAAGAATAGAAGATATCCTAATATTTATCAGGATATGTTCTACGACAGAATTGTCAATGCGGAATCAGAGAAATGGGATCACGTGGATTTCCAAGATTTTTGGGATGCTAGAAGCCTTACATTACCTGACTATCTTAGGATGGAGTCAGTAAAAACTGATTTAGGCATTCATCCCTTAAAACAGAACTGGTTTAGAGAGACTGGAGAGGTTATAATGATGGATAAGGATTTTCCGGTGTTTGTTAATCACTACGCTGAAAATCCCGAAGTAAAGAGAGCTAAAAGAAGAATAACTAGACCTGAAGAAGTGTCTTGTCATATTGAAGTAAATAACTAACTATGGAATTAATAATCAAGGGGAAATCTCCTGTTGTTATCTCCTCTCTCAGAGAGGACAAAAGGAAGAGAATTCACGACACCCCTTACACCAACGAATTTTTAAAGGGTAATGTAGATTCTGACTTTAAGTTCAGGTTGACAGCCTATTCAAATATTCATAAGGTAATATCAGGAGAGTACAACACTTACTTAGATTTGTTGGGTGGAGTAGGATTAACGGGTAGGATATTCAAAGAGGTTGGAGTGCAATGCGTATTCAATGATCTGAATCTTGAATGTAGGGAAATCCTAAAAGCCAATAATCCTGCCAGTTTAGTTACTGCCCAAGATATGTTTGACTACGAATTCATACACGGAATCCCTGACGTAACTCTGGTAGACTTTAATGATTTTACTCTAAAGAAATACCAGGAGAAGTATAAGAAAGTCCTAGATAATGTCTTTAGGAATACCCGAAAGTATGTTGTAGTTAACGACTGTTCTGTTTTTTATCTAAAAATGGGTAAGAAATCTTATGAGGTGTATAGCAGACTCTTAGGTTTTGAGGTTGGCTCTAAGAAAGAATTCCTAGAGGGCACCTATGAGTATTATAAAAGAGAATACCCTGAATGGCGAATATCTCACATAGAGACATTCACTAACTCCTCTATCGTTTTATTTGAGAAGATTAGTTTCTTCGAACCGTTTGTCAAGATAAACAATTTAACAGAGTTCACGGACTTACTTACCATAAAACTATGATATTATACTACACCGATATACAGGGAGATAAGTATTCTAGGTTTGACATGAAAACCAAGAGTGGATACGGATTAAGGCTGGATAATATTATACAGTGTGCCGACTGGATATCTTCCCAGATACGAGAAAGAAAACCTAGAGCAGTCATAAATGGCGGAGATACTTATAACAGTATCGGGATTGTTTCTTCAGAGGTATTGTCTGCTATGGGAGTTTGTATATCTAAAATAACCCAAGCCTGCAAAGAAGTAGGTGCTGAGCATATAATAATACTGGGAAATCACGACATGGGAATCTTATCCAATGCTGTCACTTCAGTAGACCACTTTGGCTCCTTATCTGAGGCTAGGATAATTAGAGAACCCGAAGAATTTGAACTCGAAGGTAAACTCATCTCCCTAATACCATACAGTCACGATAAGAATTTTACATCTGCTGCCCTCAAAGCCAGTGAATCCAGAGCAGATTTAGCGTTTACTCACTTAGATTTTAATGGATTCAAGTTCAATAATTTCAAGACTTCAGAAGCCGAATTGAACCCTAATTCATTCCGAAAGGGATTTAAGATAATAAATGGCCATTACCATATTCCCCAGGTAATCGGAAATGTAACTTGTGTAGGTTCATGTATACAGCATAAATATTCTGAATTTTCTAAGAAAAGGGGTATCTTGTGGATAGATTCAGATTTAAATACAGAACATATACAGAATACTGTGTCTCCCTGGTTAGTAAAGGTTAATTCTACAAAAGAGCTCAGAGAATTGGAAATACCTGTTTCTTCTTATGTATATATTGATTATAACCCTGCCGCAGAAAACTTAGAGGAGTTAGATGCCGAGTTGAATAAATATGCTAGGATAATAATCAACAGGTCTAGCGCATCTATAAAGATGAAGCATATAGAGAATAAATTAAAGGGAGATTCCCCAGAAGAGGTTCTGCATTCCTTTATAACAGATTTCTACGAAACTACCCTGGATAAATCTGTGTTACTTGAAAGGGGCAGAGAACTATTAAATATATAGTATGAATATTTTACAAATTGTATTTAGCTCATGGTGGTCTGCCTTGCTCTCATTCCTTGTATTGGTGTATATATCAGAATGGTTAAGATCAATAATATCACTGTGGATACGCCATAGAACTATAGTTAACAAGGGATACCCTCCGGATTACTGTAATTCAGACGGAACAGGATACTCCAAAGAAGAAAATTCTAAATCATAAGATAAGCATGAACGTAATAGATATTAAATTAATGTCCCCCTTAGCCCGTATACCAGAATTAGCCACTGAGGGTTCAGCAGCTGTAGACTTGGTGGCCACTTCTAAAACAGATTTAGGAGATGGTAGATTAATATACGGATTAGGCATAGCCTTAGACCCAAAGGGATTCAAGGTAACTATGAAATCTAGAAGTAGTATACACAAGACTGGATTGAGCTTAGCTAATGGGGTTGGATTAGGAGACCCAGATTATCGAGGTGAATACATGGCAGTATTTTATAACATAATTCCCTCGTTGCCCAACTATGAGGTTGGGGACAGAGTGTGCCAACTAGAAATAGAAACCAGGCATCCTATAAAATGGAATCAAGTAGAGACCCTAAACGATACCCAAAGAGGTTCAGGAGGATTCGGAAGTACAGGTAAGTAGAAACTATGGAAAGGTCTGAATTTGATTTAAGGTTTTCTAAAATGAAAACTATTCATAAGGGAAAGGGTGTACTCAGAACAGTAGTTCATGTTTGTGAGAAATGTCGTAATGCAGACAAGTCTTCTACTGAAGTTAAAGGCTATATTCCTTATTCAGAACCTTGTAGTAAGTGTGGTAAGTCCGCATTTGTAGGAGAAGAAACTCCTGAATTTAAGGAGCTGCCAATCACCTTTACCTATTACAGACCTACTATTATAGAATTGAGAAAAATTCTTCATTTAGATAATATTGTAAAACACGTTGTAAACGGAGGTCTTTTAAGAAAACAAATTTAAATATTTTAAAATGTATATTCTATTCAAAGAAATAGCACTTACTAACTTTGGGAGTGTAAGTCACACAGAATTTTCCCTGACTCCAGGAATATTCCACATAAAGGGAATAAACGAGGACAATTCAAGTTCACAGTCTAATGGTTCTGGGAAGTCTACCATATTTTCTGAGTCTTTCAGGTGGATAATATTTGGAAGTACTTCTAAAAAACTTTCTTCTGACGGAGTAGTAAATGATACCGTAGGTAAAGATTGTATGGGTATGCTAAGGGCTAGTATAACCGAGGACAACGGGAATACTGTAGAGGTAGAAATACGCAGATACAGAATGCATTCAGTATATTCAAATTCCTTAGAATTACTGGTAGATGGCAGGATAGAAACTAAGCAGAAGATGGTAGACACACAGAAGGAGATAGAAGCGTTATTTAAATTGCCTATTTCAGTATTTTCCTCTGTGTACCTAATGGAGCAGGGGTTAAACAGTAAATTTACGTCCATGTCAAATGTGGATAGTAAGTCTTATATTGAATCCTTAAGAAATGTTAAAGTATGGGATCACGGGTATTTTTCAGCAGGGGCAAGGGTTAAAGCCTTAGCTACGGAATTGCAGACAGTAGTTAGTATTCGTGACCAGAATACCGCAGTAATAAATTCTAAGACCCAGGAGGTCTTTAGATTGGAAACCACTGTGGCTGAAATACAGGAAGAAATACGAATTGCCCACGAGAATAGTGGCTCCGCAAATAAGTTGGAGAGATATTCCTCAGGAGTTGCAGAATTGGCAGAATCCAAGAAATCTATATTGAGTTTAGACGAGTCTTCTAAATCCTTAAAGGATATTGTGGATTCTCTAAGAGAATCCTTAACTGAAAAGAAGACAAAGGTTATTTTAAAACAATCCGAATTAACTAAGATACAGAGTACTTTAGGAAGCTTATCGTGTTCCTCTTGTGGAAGAGATTTTGATAACAGGGAGGAATCTGAAAAGCATATAAATTCTGAAGTGTCTAGAATAACCGCAGAGCTGGAACCTCTAACTGAGTCTTCTAGGGAAGCTCTGGAAAAGTATAATACAGAGTTATCTAAGTACACTAGTTCATCATTAAGTATCTCAGATCTTAAATCTAAATTTAATTCTAGTCTAGCTGCATTAGAGGTACTACGGAGGGAATTAGAGGAATCTAAGACGAGGGAACTTTTGTATGCAGAAAGGGAAAGGACTATTCGAAGTAGCATAGTATCTATAAATTCAGATGTCTCATCCCTGCGAGAATCTAACACGAAAGTTGAGTCTAAGGTTGTCTCCCTAACCGCGGAATTGCCCTATTACAAGGAGTTAGTTAACATATTTTCATTTAAGGGAATACGTAGTTACTTAATAAATAACGATATAGAATTCTTAAATGAGAAGATGCGAGAGTTCTCCACTTTCTTATTCTCAGATATGCTTATACAATTATTTCCTAGCTTAAACAATGAGGGGATGGTAACTTCAATAGATGTTATAGCAATGTGTAGTTCGGGTAAGGAGAGGCTATACAACGCTCTTTCAGGAGGAGAGAAGAAGAGAGCTGATATATGTATCCAATTAGGAATACGAGAATTTGTTCGCAGAATCTATAATGTGGACACCAATCTTTTTAGTTTAGATGAAATATTTGACGGATTAGATGGAGAAGGAGCTTACAATGTGATGGAACTAATAAACGAAGTATCAAATCCAGACACAACAATTTATATAATTTCTCATAGGGAGATTAATCATTTTAACGGAGGAACAATAACTGTCATAAAACAGGGCGGTTTAACAAGAATTGAATCATGAAAAAACTAATCAACAAAGTCAGAAGAGACCCACAAGTATTTAGGGTAGAGGAAACTCCTACTTTAGTTACAGTGTACGTGAAAGTACCTATTTCTACATTTAATCATTCAGATGTTATTGAACTGCAAAAGTTTATACCTGTTATAGTGACTTCTACAGTAAATGAGTAATTGTGATTTTATTGGAGAATGTCCCTTAGGCATAAGGTGTAAAATGCCAATGCTGGCAGAATACACTAACCCTAGTGTAGAAGTTCTTATCGTAAAGAGTATCCCCTCCAAGGATTGTGATAATGGTAATAATTTATTTGGAGAGTCTTCAGACAGATTGACCCTCCTCCCCTCTCTAGTAAAGTCTAAGTTGATGGATAATAGAACTAAGATAGGATTTACATCGTTAGTTAGGTGCGGACTGGATAAGAATGATAAGGAATTATCATCTGCTAAAAATAAGCGAACTGTGATAAGTCTGTGTTCAGAAAATATGTACCAATCTTTAGCACGGTTACCTAATTTAAAGATTATAATACCTTTAGGTTCTGAAGCCAGAGATTTCTTTTGTGAAGATAAACTTACTATAACCAAGAGTGTCGGGATGACGTATAGGAGAGATTTTGGATTTGGAAATGTAATAATACTTCCTAATTTCTCTGCAGCTGCTGTTAATTACAGCCCAGATATGTATGAGGCTAAGTTCCTAGAAGTATTCATTAAGGCTTACAAAGCAATTTCCGGAGGAGCTTCCCCTAACGCAATTAAGTTTAATACCAGGTATCTGTCTTATCTGGAATTTGTTGAATACGCTGAAAGGTTGAAGGATTATTATAAGTCGGGTAGGATAAAGGATATTTCGTTTGATATAGAGACATCTTCGGTGTTTACTAATTCTAAGGATTCCTCAGTTGTTGACCTAAAGGAGAGCGAGGAATATATAACAGGGTTTAGCATAGCTGATGAAGTAGAGCTAACAGGCTATTATATAAATTTATATCATCCAAGACTGGCTGAAGTTAGAGGAGAAGACCAGAGTAGATGGGAGGAGGGAAAGGTTAAGAAGATTCTTGTAGAATTGCTAGAAATGATCCCGTTCTATTGTCACAATGCTAAGTATGATATATCGTGGTGTTTTGAAAAATTGAAGATAGACCTACGTAAGGTAGTTCTCATAGATGACACTTTACTTATGGCGTATCTACTGATAGGGGTGAAGAGAGATACAGGTATCTCTTTAAGTCTAAAATCCCTAAGTAAAATGTATTTTGACATTGAGGAAGACTGGGATGAATCTAGAGATATAGAATTCGCTAAATTTTCTAAGATAAAAGACAGAAGATTGATAAACATAGACTTTAAGGTGTTATGCCAGTACGCTGGAATGGATGTTATAGTTATGCTGTACCTAAGGGAATACTTTAAACGAGAATTTGCTAAGCCTGAGAATTCAAATATGGGATGGAGTTATCAATTGCTATTGGAGGCAACTAAAACATTTGTTGATATAGAATCTAGAGGTGTAGTTATAAATGAACCATTGTTATCTTATCTAGAGGAATTATATGTAAAAAGGGTTTCGGATGCCCATGCGAAATTTAATCTAGCTCCACAGACCCAGAAATTCTACCAAAAGAAGATGCGAGAGAAGTATCCAGAAGCTGATGAAGAAGATATAAGGGATAAAGCATCTAAGTACGACATGACTGTTAGGGGTAATCTAGTAAAAGAGTACGTATTTGATTTTTTAAAGTGTGATTCTCTGGAAACTACCCCAACAGGTCTTCCCTCTTTTAACGTAGATGCCAAGGAAAATATAGTAAAGAATGCCAAATTTGAATATCAGAAAGAGATTGTATCTTATATAAGAGAGGAGCTAGAAATTCAAAGTCAGATATCTAAATATTTAAATGTGTTGCGTAACCATTATGAAAAATACGGAAAGTATTTTCCTTCTTATAATCTAGCTGCAGTAGCGACAGGTCGTATAAGTGGAGATTTTCACATGCTTCCATCCTTCGGAGATATTAAGTTTTGTTTTGTTAGTGAATGGGCTGTTGAGGGCGGGGTTATAATGGCTCCAGATTATTCTCAGGTTGAGGTGAGGGTGTTTGCATCTTTATCTCAAGACGAGCATTTAAGACAAGCTTACAAAGACGGTCTAGACATACATAAATTTGTAGCTAGCCAGTCATTTGGAGTAACTTATGAGGAAGTATCTAAACTACAGAGGTCAAATGCTAAGGCAGTTATCTTTGGCATGTTGTATGGCCAGAGTGTTTATACACTATCTGAAATTTTGGGGGGTTCAGTCGAAGAAGCTCAAGCAGTTCAAGATTCCATATTCAAGAGATTCCCTAAGGTTAAAAAGTGGATAGACAAGACAGTAGCTATGGGAGAGCGAGATGGTTATGTTGACTCTGCTACTGGAAGACGACGTTACCTGTCTTCATTGAAGAAATACAAGTACAGTAAGGATAAAAGAGAGCGATCTTTATATAATTCTGCAGTTAGAGCAGCTATGAATTCTCCTATCCAGAGTTCAGCCAGTGACATTACCCTGTCTTCAATTATCTCTATACACAAATACCTTATAGATAATGAATTTTATTCTCATTTTATGGGCACCGTACATGATTCACTTGAATTTTCTGTACACCCATCAGAGATAATAAAGATGATATTCCTTATAAAGTATAAATGCGAGGATGAGTTGGAGAGCAGATTTAACTGGCTTAATGACGTCCCTTACAGAATAGATATTGATATGGGGATGAGTTGGGGCAGTTGTGTTGGAGTAGAAATACTAAGTCATAATGATTCTAAGACCCAGGTAGAACTAGAAATATCTGGAAGAGATATTGGAGTTCAAAGACTAAATACGCTGTTTGCCCGAAACGCATATATTTCTGTAGAGGTTTTGGAAGAAGAATCTGTTGAGGAAGAATGGGAAGTAGATAAGACTCGAGCCTTTAATGGAGTTATACACCTGACTTCTACGCACAGAATAAAACAGAAAATTAGATTAACCCAAATACCTTAGTTATGAAGACAGTTGCATTTGACGAAAATTTATTAGAACCTATAGAAAATTATAAGCTGGATGAAGAGGCGTTAGAGTTACTTCGTGAGCTGGAAGTAAAATGTTCTCAATTGATGATAAAAAAAGACAGGGATTACGGAGGAAGTTGGCAGAAGAGAGGTATAATGTCTGTAAACGAAAATTCAGCTAGAAAATGGGATAGGTTACAGAATCTGTTTAAGAATGGATTTAGCATTGAGGTAAAGGATGAGACAGTTCTGGATACTCTGATGGATTTACGTAACTATGTTTCCTTATACATATATTTTATGTTGACCAAGAATCCAGAATTACTTAAGCAATTTAAGAAAATATAGTGGTATATATATCTGTTTACGACCTAAAAACTTTTGTAGAGGGTATGCCAAATGATAAGGTGTATCTTCTGCAAGAACTTTTTACTATAACTTTCGAAGAAATGGAGGACATAGTTGACGAGAGGACAGGAGACGTTTCCACTATACGATGCACCAAGAAGAAGATCTATCTGACTACCTCCGACGAGGTACTGTGGGTTTATTCAGGATTGTTACACTACTTAAATAAGTACCTCATAGAAATGGGATACACTCAGGATCAGTTGACCTACAGAGACTTTAGGGTAAAGACTAAATCCAAAGAACTTACTTATCCAATTTTTGATTGGATAACAGATACCCTCCGTCTAAGACCTGATTATCAAACTCCAGTAGTAGAAACCATTCTGCAGAAGAGAAGAGGCATAATCTTTGTTCCTACACGTGGGGGAAAGACCGAGATGCTAATTTGTGCAGTTCAGAACTACTTAGACAATGAGAATTCCAGAGGTAAAGTTACAATAATAGTAAGGAAGAGCCCCCTAGCTGATAACATGTTTGATAGGTTTAGACTACGTGGATTTGAGTCCGTGGGAAAATTATATGGGGGTAGGGCGGATTATTATTGTGATATATTGGTGTGTGTTGTAAATTCTGTATTTAACGTCTTAAAGAAAGAAGAATCTGGTAGGCTGAGAAGGAAGGATTTGGTATTATTTAACCGAATAACTTCTACTGATTTTCTTATAGTAGATGAAATACAGGATGGATCTGCAGATATGTTCCAGTATTCTCTGTTTAGGATGATGGACATAAATTATCCTGATATTGCAGTAGCATGTTCAGGTACTCCCTACATGAATGAGAGTAACCCCTCCGAGCATGTTAGAGACATGAATATACAGCAAGTATTTGGACAAGTGATAAAGAGAATATCTGATGAGTACTTGATAGAGCAGGGTTATAAATCTAGGGGAAATGTTATATGGTTAGCGTACAAGATGGAATACCCTAAGTTTACTATGAGTAATTATACGGCAATTTATAAGACTTTTATTGTGGCTAATTTTGCTAGAAATTTTAGGGCGGTAGAATGTATATCTCTGATTGTTTCTTTTAACAAGAGATGCCTGGTATTAGTAAACCGAATAAATCACGGTAAGATAATTTTAGACATGCTAAAAAATATCCCTTATAACAAGAGATGCGTATTTTCATCAGCCGAAGAGACATGGGAATTAAAGTATGGGAAGTCTTCAAGAACGTCTATCAGTGATGTAGTATCTGAATTTAATTCGGGTGGAATAGACGTCTTGATAGGAACAAACATTTACAATGTGGGAGTTGATTTTCCAGGGTGTAAATGGATGGTACTTCTCTCCGGAGAAGGATTTGAAAATGACATCTTGAATAAGCAGCGAACTAGTAGAGTATTATCTCCGGATAAGAAGGATAACAATGGGTACATAGTGGATTTTGTTGACCAACTTAATCCAGTAACCATGAAGCATTCTAGGTCTCGAAAAGATATTTATGAGAATTCTCGCTATAACCAGTTTTCAGATCCTAGTGTTCTGACAGATTTTTTAAACAGAGATTAATATGAGCGAGAGTTCAAATGTGTTTTCCCTAGATTATCAGGTTCAGTTATGTGGCTTAATGGTCAGAGACAATAATTTCTTAGCGGTAAATCACACCCTGGTAAAGCCTGAATACTTCAAGAATTATTATATACGTACTATTCTAAGAAAAATATACGAGTATTACATAGAATATAAGAAGCCACCCACAAAGGACATTCTTAGCACTCTGGTAAATGAGTTATTGAAGCGGGAGAAATTAGACGAGGAAATAATTTATTTGTACAAAGTCCGAATAGAAGAGATTTACACAAAAGAATTAACCGATGCGGACTTTATTAGAAAATCTGCAGTAACATTTTGCAAGAAGCAGGAGTACATAAAATTTATTGACTGGTCTTACAGACAGATAAATAGTTACGAGAAGGATTTTGAGGATATATCTAATCTTGAAGCTGATAACAAGCTGTTAGCTTCTATCGATTCCCAATTCTTGGATTTAATGTCAAAGGGTTATAACAAAGATTTAGGGATTAGTTTTGCTAAGGCATTGGGAGATATTTCAGAATTATTAAAGTCAGAGTCTACCGTTATGAGAGTCCCTTCAGGTCTTCCCAGTTTGAATGCAGTTATGGGGGGCGGTTATCGAAAGGGAGGGTTGTATTCTTGGGTATCTCCTCCAGGAGTAGGTAAAACTACTATCCTCGTTTCGGAGAGTTGTCACGCTATACGTAAGGGGTATTCAGTAGTGTACTTTACTTTTGAAATGACGGAACCAGAGATTTACCTTAGATTTGTAGCTAACTTATTTAACCTTACCGAACAAGAGATGTCAGACCCTAGGATACTGCAGCCTAGAATACTAGAATTTGAAGCTCTGTATTCTCCTAGTCTGGTAATAAAACACTATAATGAGTACGAAGCCAATTCTAACACTTTATCCTCATTCTGTAGACAAATTGAATTAGTAAGTAATAGGACTGTAGATTTTATGGCAGTAGACTATGCTGATTATCTAGCCCCATTAAAGGGTTTAACTGATTTTATGTACGAAGACAAAGGCAATACCTATAAGGACTTAAAGAAATCTGCTGTTAATTTGTACATACCTGTATTAACGGCTTCTCAAACAAAGGTAGACGGGTTTAGTGCCGAATTAATTGGGATGCAGCACGTAGAAGGAAGTAGCATGAAAGCCCACATAGTGGACGGCATGTTTTCGCTAAACCCCAAGATTAGACCTGAACATGAAGTAGAGGAGGGTTTAATGCCCAGAATAATAGTGAATGAGTGTAAATTAAGAAAGAGAGTAGGTTATGGACCTACTACAACAACCTGTAGAGCAGATTATTCAAGAACCAAAATATATGAAGACAGTTATTAACCGTTTTAGAAATTACCTAGGTAATTTAATTTATCCGCAGGGATTCAAGTTATCTCTGGAGACGTTAGAGATCAGGGATATAAGAGTATCTAGTTTTTCTGACGGAGGAAGTATACCTAAAGAGCACTTAGACAAAGTTCAAGTGGAGTTATTCAAGATTGTAAAAGACAACCTCATCTGGGACTTAAGGGGTGTTAGAAAGGGTAAAATATTTGAAACAACAATTTATTACATAAACAAAAAATACTTTATAGCATGATAGCAAAGAATGATTCTTTATCGAAAATTTTCCTTATGCAGTATACTACTAGATTTAACAATATGCCGTTTAAGGACAGACAAAATTTAGCTGAACACTCTTTTGGAGTAGCAGCTCTTGCCATTCTAATTGGGAATGAGATAGCGCAGGGTATGGCTAGAACTAAAGTAATGTATTCTTTAGACAGACTGAATTTGTTACAATGCGCTCTATTTCATGATTTTGAAGAAACCGTTACTACAGATTTTCCACTACCTCTAAAATTAAGATTAGGTAGGGAGATAATGTCTACTGTAGATTCTGTAGCTAAGGATATGACATTCTCAGCTTTCAAAGAAATCGGATTAGACTTCCACACTAAATATAATGAATGGAAAGAGGACATGTCACCCGAATTTCAGATTATAAAAATCTGTGATTACTTAGAATTACTATTTTGGACACACTGTAATAAGTCTAAATTTCCAGGAGGCAGCTATAGGGCAGTTGTAAATAATTGTAAGAGTTTAATACAAAAATTTCCCTTGCACATCTTGAGTTCAACTGTGTCAGAGATGCTAATTGTGGAAGAGTTTGAGTTCAATTTTTAAAGATATCCGATCCTCAGGTACCTCTGGTAAAGAGGTGTCTACTAATTGTCCCTTTTGTGAAAGGAATGGTAAGACCAAAGACGACGGAGGGCATCTATACATAAACCTGGTTACCCACAGGTACATTTGTCACAGATGTTCTACCTATGGACAGAACATATATTCTGCAATCCCGGAATTAAAGTATGACCCTTTCTTTTCAGAGTCTGATATATTAGAATATTTGGAAAGAGAAGATAAGGTGTATTATAATTTGGATGAGGTGTCTAGGGTTATTTCAGATAAGGGAGAAATACGAGATTACGCCTACAAGAGGGGATTAACAGATGATACAATAAATAGATATTCGATACGAGAAGGTATCGGTGATTACAAGGGGAGATTGGTAGTACCTAACTTTGAATTAGGTACTGGAAAATGTGATTATTTCATATCTAGAGCTGTTGGAAATAGTAAGATGAAATACAGAAATCCCTCCTCAAAGAGGATAAGTATCCTAATGAATTTTGATAGAGCTGTGGGTTATGATATAAACTTTGTGTGTGAGGGATGGTTTACCGGATTTTCCTTTGGAGATAATTTTGTAGCCTATCTAAGTTCAATAGTAACCAGAGCGCAGGCTATGAAGATCTCAATATTGAAGGAAGTATTTTTGTGCCCTGATGGGGACGTTTCTCCAGAGATTATATTTCGTAATATACGTATGCTCTTACGATATAGAGAGAGGGTATTCCTAGTTCCTATACCCCGAATACCTAAATTTGATGCAGACAATCTGACAACTGATAATAAGATTTTAGCCTATAATAGCTCTAAGCAATTCACTCAGCTAGATTTATTAGACATGGATAACTCGAATAAATATAAATTAATGTGTAAAAACCTGGAGGTATGGTATAACTCTATATTTCCCCTTTAAATAAACCTTAAAAATGGAAACTAAAAGTATAACTCCAACTTATGTAACTTTAGCTCAGGCTAAATTACTTAAAAAGAAAAACTTTAATGTATCTACATTAAATTGGTATCATAAAGGTACTAAAAAATTAAATAGAAATGATTTGCTTTGTTCTATGAATAAATTAACTGATAATTATTCAGCACCAGAACAATGGCAAGTTATTGAGTGGTTTGAACTAGTATTTAAAATTTATATTGATACTAAATGTATTAATAGTACAAGAGGAGATAATTTTGAATACTGTATTCATAAAAATAATGACACTATTAAAATTAAAAATGGCTTTAATAATAGAAAAGAAGCTTGCTCAGCAGCTATTGACTATATTTTAACAGTATTATTAGAGGCTGATAATTTGTAAATCAAGAACTTTTAAATGAATTTAAAAATATTAACTAAAAAATATTTAAAGCTGGGATTTTGACTTTTTTACAACTTTGTGGCTAGCTATTGTTATTCACGTTTTAATAAAGGGCTTATAAAAAATGTATAAATAGTATGCTTTTAACCTAAAAAACAATAATATGGGAAGTAAAGATTATTTACAATTACTCTTAAATGAGTACGAAAATAGAGAATTGACAAGAGAAGATTTAAAAAGTACACTGCTTCATTTTGCAAATTTGTATCATAAAGAAAATATTTATAAAATTAAATTAAGGCAAGAGATATTCCCACTCGCTTTTTTAACTCCTAAAAATAAAGTATTTATAAAATCTGAACTAGATGTATCTGCAGATGGAACGCCAAGATACATTCCAAACCCAAAAGCAAGTGGAACTTACAGTTTAGATGCTTGTATGAAAGATTATAAGCCAATTTATAATAAAAAAGATTTAAAGATAATGCAGTTAAAAAGTAAATAATTTTATTTACAAATTAGTACAATATTTTAACCTAAAAACGATAATATGGAACTTTAAAAACCTTGCACTTGCGGTTATTAATGTGATGAATGCCGTAAAAGGTATGGAAAAAACAGTCGCGTTGGCACGGGTGCAAACGCCTATGAAGGCACAAAAGCCTAAAAAGGTCAAAGAAGTGCTGACTAAAGAGCATGTTCATTATAAATCAGTAATGATGCGTTGACTAAAAAAGACTTACATTTTAGAGGTTGTGAAAAATAAATATGTGATTTCTCCCGAATTAGAAAAAGAACTTTTAAATCTGATAAAATGAAAACAAAAGACTATTTAGTCATGGATAACTCGAATAAATATAAATTAATGTGTAAAAACCTGGAGGTATGGTATAACTCTATATTTCCCCTTTAAATAAAACTAATGATAACCATACAAAATGTTAGATATTTCTTAGGGGTAGACCCAGGAAAGCAAGGAGCATTTACTATCTTAAATAAGGATTACGAGATAGTAGAGAAGATAGTCATGCCTACTATAGGTGAGAAGGAAAATTATGATAAGATTTCCATAGTATCTATATTTAAAAAATATCCGTATACCCTTATAGCTGTAGAAAATCCAGGTATAATATTTGGTATAGGAAAGACCTCTATGGCATCCTTAGCGCATTGCACTGGTATGTTAGAGGGTATGGTGGCCATGTTAGGATTGCCGTATATAATGGTTAGACCTGCTGAATGGCAACGTGTAGCATGGCAGAATGTCATTAGGCAAACTAGAAAGTCTTCAGATGGCAAGAATCTTAGTGACCCTAAAGCCACTTCTTTATTGGCAGCGATGAATAAATTTCCTAGCGAGGATTTTAGGGCTTCTTCCAGGTGTAAAAATTACCATGATGGTTTAATTGATTCTGCCCTGATATCTTATTATGCAGTCTCCCAATTTAGACAAGATAATTAGGATTAAATTATGATGGGATACGAAATTTAAGGCTTAATTTTTAATTTTGTAAAGACTCTATACATTTTGTAACCCTAGTAAGTACTAAAAAACCAAAAATAAACAAAAAATAATTTGGAAAAATTTTGTTTTTCCAAAAAATAATTCGAAATTAGCTGCTTCTTTTAACAAACAAAAAGTCCAATTAAAAGTCCAATTTATGAAAGTACAAACAAATTTAGAAGTAGTCTTAGAAGACCTAAAATTCCTAATTAGAAAACACGCTAACGACATGTACGAAGCGAACAAGACCTTTCTTCCCGAGATGCTCCCTGAAGACTACACACAGGAGATGAATCTAGAACTATGTAGAGTTTATAAACAATTAGCCCTCGAACAAAGAGAGATTTCTCATTTACTCCCTATTTGTATTAAAATTTTGAGTATCGAAAGGCTGCACTATCTTTCGCAAAGACCTTACATCTCAAATCGTCGCAGAGATGCATTTTCAGTAAGAGAAGAATCAGGATTTCCTGAAGAATTTGAAAATATAGTTGAAAACGGTTTATTAGGGTATTCGACATCTGACGAATCCCCTGAAAAAACCATAGATGATTCCATCTACGAGACTAGGATAACCCTGGAAGTTACTAAGTATGAGAAGAGATATCCGGGGATAACAAGATTCTTTAAAGAATCTTTACGTCCTAGTGAATCTATCCTAAGTAAATACGATTCTTACATCAATTCTCTCCGAGAAGACAACAGAATCCTCAGAAATGTGGGAAACACTACCATACCTCCAACAGTTCTCTTAGAACTCCTTGGAGAGTCTCGAAATAGGTTGTATAGTTTCCGTAGAATAATATCTTTTGCCTTAAAAGATATCGGAATTAAGGAAAACATGATAACTCCTTTGTGGAAACCTGCTCAATTGTGTTTTGAGGAAAGAATTTATGCTAGCCGATGAGCACTAAAAAGTTGGATAAACTTCGTAGAACAGAAGTTACCTATGAATACATAGAAGAATTGTTTGAATTGTTCAAGCAAGATAAAACATCTAATTCTTTAAAAGAAAAATTGATTCCCCTGTCTAATTTAATAGCAGGGGATTTATATATAAAACTATCCACTGACTACGATTTGGATTATGAGGATTTCTTTTCAGCAGCAATCTTATCCTGCCTGAACTGTTTAAAGAGGAGAGACCCTGAAGATTTTGTTAACCACAAGGCATTTTACAGTTATATAAAATCCAGTAGCTGGTTTGATGCTAGAAACATTATTTTAACTGAGAGGGGGGCTTTAAAAAAAGAATCTAATATTATAGATTCTGGGCTAGGAGAGGAGAACTTTTTTAACGAATTTGAAGAATCTGAATCTGTTATCACTGTAGATATTAGAGATACTGATGATTTTATTTTAAATAAAGATAGAATAACAAAGACTTACCTACACCTAACCAAGATATATCCCTGGAAAGAGATGGTTTGTCTTCGCAGGTTTTATTTTGATTTTCTATCTGAAAAGGATAGAGATCCTCAATTTAAATGCCTCCACGCAGAATACTCAGAAGATTTAGAGTATCCTATAATACGTATTAAAGAGTTAGATAAAGTAAGTAAAGTAATATTTAAAATGTCCCTTATGCACAATATGAACGAAGATTTTTCCCTAAAGAAATTTCCTGTGACTTCCAGGGGGGAAAAGGAATTTTTTGATAAGTTTTTTCTAGTACTGGCATGTTTAGACAGATACCCATTCTTGACCGAGATGCTAGCAGTTTTAGGAACAGATAAGTTCTTTGATTTTCTAAAGATATTTGGAGGGTTGAGTGTAAATATACCTAAGATATCCGAAGTTAAAAGAGTATCTGATGAGGTAGACACTTATGTGTCATTTTTAGGGTCAGATACAGTCCAGGAAATAACAGCTGTTAAGGGAGAAGGAATATCTGGAACAACCTTGAGTTCCATAACAGCAATAAAATCAAAAGTAGATTATAAATTAAATTCAATACTTAGAGATGCTTACACGAAATAATAATGTTGTCGTAGTGGACGACGCTATTTACAAATTCTTAATAGACTTTGATAGTAAAGACGAAACAGATGATTACAGGTCTTTTGTAAATAAGGTATTATCTTCCTCTATAATGAAAAAGAAATTTATATTGTTACAGGGACTTCAGAGGAAGATAAATAGATTTGATGAGATAGATGGTGCATTAGATATACTAGCCACCAAGATAAAGGAGAATGCAGATTCTTATACTCCAGAGCAGGTATTTGAGTTTTATCAGATTCTATCTAGAGTATATAATAATGATGTTATGCAATTAAGAATTTTATGCCAAGAAATGCTAAAGAGTTTATCTGATGGAAACAAGGATATGCGGAGCAAATAGTGAAGAGGTGGTTTCAGAATTTAAGAGTAGACTTCTGAAGCACGGAATCAATTTAGATGCAGGGCTAGTTCAAATTTTATTAGAAGAATTGACAGCCACTTACAGAGATCTTATACTACAACGAAAGTATGACAGGGTGGTATTTCCTAGGGTAGGATACTTTTATTTTAAAAGGAGACCTGCTCGTAAGTTGCATGTAAATCTCCCTAATTTAAAGAATGAGGACATATATCTTCCCACAAGGTGGGAGATATCCTTCAGACCGTCAGCTAGCCTCACGTCTGAACTATTCAAGATCCAGTAACACTTTTATTTTAAAAGTTTTGAAAGAAGCCACACTACAGGATTTAACTAGTCTTACAGTTAGAAAGGTAAACTTAACAGCTCCTGAATATTCCAATTTGAAATTGGTAAAGTACCTGCATCGAACTAAGAATTTTACCTTTCATATAAAGGACTACGATGTAGATATAAGGTTGGAAGACTTACCTGTTATAAGTAAGTTGAAGGGTTCATATTCTGACAAGTTAGATGTGGCTCTAAGGGGAGAGATAAAAGTAATGTGTCAGTGTCCGGATTTCTTATTTTTTGGTTTTAAGTATATGGGAACCCAGTTAGATTATTCAACTAGAAAGGAGAATCGACCCCCTGTAATTAGAAATCCTAATATGAAGGGCACAGTGTGTAAACACATAGGTCACATTTTAACTCACATAGATTCACTAAAACCCCAAATGATAGATTTTATGAATAAGGCTAAGGATAATGATTACAAGGTTGTAAAAGAGTCCCTAGGATTAGAGGGAACAATAATGAGGAGCATTTTAGAACGAGTTGAATTTCCCGAAGAGATAATTTCTGAATTTGTCAAGAGAAAGAGATTATTTGAAATAGATAAGGATATTCCGTCTAGTATTCAGGACTTAAAACACGGTGATTTGTTGATAATGAAGGAGGACGATCCAATGGCATCACACAAGTACAATAGACTATTAGTAGTCAGAAATGCTGCTAGTAAAGATCACGCCATATGCTTTAACCAGGATACCAAAAAGTTTGTAGTTATAATGAATCCCGATTTAAAGATGGGACTTAAGGGGTTAAAGCCCCTGTTTGATATAGAGTTGTCGGACAAGTTACGTTCTGAAAATTATGATACCTTGCTTTCCATAGAGAGAGATTCAAAATTGTATGAACCTTGGAAATAAAATCGGTTTTGGAATCCCCTCTCAGTATCCTAGAAGTTGTAAATAAGCTCCGGGAGAATCCTTTCAGGGCAGTAAATTCTTTATTCTTAGATTCCGAATTCAAAAATGTATTTTTTAGTTGTTACGACAATAAGTTATCGGTGAGTTCTAACTCTGCTGAAAAGATAGAATTCATTATGACTAGAGTAAGAGAGATATTAAATGAATCCAAGATAGGAGTAATAAAATTATCTGAAGTAGAGGACGAGGGCTTAGGATTTAATTTGGACATAACATTGGTACGTAAAGACGTACATAATTATTGTAATAATGTCAAGTAATTTTATAAAACATTCTAAATATTGCTATTCAAAAAAGATTTTTGCAGGTCTTCAGGAATCTGATAATTCTATACCGATAGATCTTAAAATATTTAAGAGAATCTCACAGTTTAGCAAGGGCGGATTTGCCACGTTTCAGTCATTAATTTACTTTGTTCCTTCTACAGAACATTCAGGATTTATTCCTGTAAGTTCCTCGTGTATAATACACTTGCCCAAGAGACTAGGAATAACTGTGGAAGTCACTAAGGACAAGAAAGATATTGTAGTAATAAATGGGACTAGTTTTTTTAGTAGACTGATATTAGTGGAGCGTGATTCGTTTGTTAGGATATCTTCGGATAGAAAATCCACAAATTTAGAAAATTTATTATTTTTATTTAACGCCCCTAATTCAAAACTTACTCCCGAATCTGAAGAATGAATCTAGAAAGCATAGTTACTTCTCTTGAGAA